TCAGCAGTTAGTCCTTGATTTACTACAGGGGTCACAACCGGTGCAGTAGGGGCAGTAGGTGTATTTTTATCAACAAATGTTTGTGCTTTACCAAGTATTTCTGTTGCGGCTTTGCCTAATGGTGTACTCGTATCAATATCAGATATTTTTCCAGAAGTAGAAGCTGCTTGATTGCTTGGAGCACTAGCTATTGCGGCCTGTGCTTGTTGCACACCGGTATCTGCTAGAACTGCTGCAAGAGCATCTCTAACTGCTTTTTCTTCTTTTGACATTTTAGTAGCCATAATTACCCCTGAAATCCAAAGTCTTTAAGGACTTTTAAAGCTGAGTTTGACACCGCTTCTCTAGCGTTGTTTGTATACTGCCAACGAGGATCTTGGCGGAGTTCTTTTTCAAAATCATAAATTGATTTAGTTCCAACCTTGCCATCGGGAAGTGTGTAAGCAAGAGCGCTTCTAATTTTAGGATCAAACAAGTCAACCGATGAATAAGGTAATTCAAGAATATTACTCATAGATTGAATATAAGGATCTGCTAAAGTCTTTAGATCAATACCGGATTTGATCTTATCTGCTAGTTGAGGGAAAGCAGATGCTGCGCTTTCTCTAATAGTATTAAAAGCGGTATCGGCATCTAATGTACCAGCTACAATCTTATTGGCATAATCAGTTGCTGCTTGATCTGAAAGCATAATACCGTTTTTAGCGGCTAAGTTTTTTACCTCAGTAAAGTATTTACCAGAAGGACCCTCTGGGATTGCTAACTTATTTACTTCTTGTTTACCAGCAAGTAAATTAGTTTTAATTTGATCCGTAAGCCATAACTTAGGGTCAAGGTTATCTGCTGTAAGATAATCAGTGCTTACAAGATCACCTTTACTATTGTAAACCGTTTTTACAGTAGTTTTAGATTTACCATCTGGACTCTTATATTTATCCCTAAGTTGGGGAAGGTAAATAGATAACTCATTTTGATTGGCATCTCTTCCGTAGAATTCTTTAAATACTTGATTTATTTTTTGTGTTAAAGCATCATCATTTGGAATAGTAACTGAGGTTTGAGTAGTTGTATAAGTGCCAACTTTTTTAGCTGTACCAACAGCAGTTGATGGGTCATATGGTTGAATACCTTGGCTTGCAAGAATATCTTTTAAACCCATTACTTAACCTCTTTCGGTGTCAGATATTTATCATATACAAGATCTTGGGAAAGAAATCTGTCATATAGGTATGAGAATCCAAGTTTATCATCTTGTTTTAATTTATTTACCATTGCATCATAATAATATTTTAGATCAGCATTTGCTTTAGCATCAATAGATTTTACATCTCTTTTACTAAGTTCTGTTGCTATTGTTTTTCTAAAATCAAGATAAATAGATACAGACTTCCAAGTTGTATTATTTTTATTGCCGTTTTTATCCATAAAATTTGTATCACCAATAATTTTAGCAAGACCTAAAATGACTCGGTTTGTTTTAGATCCATCTGAATCAAGGTAATCGTTATACCAAGCAGTTTGAACAAATTGACCAGTCTTAGAATCAATTTGAGGTTTATTTTCAGTATCTGTTTGAATTGATAATTTTTGAATAATTTGTTCTTTATAATATTTCAAATCTTCAGCACCATTTTGTTGGACTGAAGAAAGGCCGCGTTTTTGAAGTTCATTGTCAATAGCATCAGAAAATTGATTATAAATAATCCAACCTTTTTCAGCTTCATTTTTGCGTTGGGCTTCGGCAGGGCTTTGAGATGATAAAAATTTCTGTGGAGAATCTGATGCAATTCTTTTATTATATAAGTAGTTATATGCAGCTTGGGAGAATTCATAACCACTAGGATCATTAACTACTAGTCCAACTAACTTAGGTTCAATTTTAGCAAGATCTCCTAAAAGGCCACTATATTTATTTATGTTATTAGTAGCCTGTACCGAAGATTGAACGCCAGTTGGGTTAGATGAAAGGCTTGCTGAAAAAGAAAAGAATTCAGGATAGTCTTGTAAGAATTTAGCGTCTGCCTCAATACCATAAACTCTTTTATATTCACGAGATTTATCAAGGTAGAATTTATATGGACTATCAAATCTTGGTGCAAAAGGCATAATTAAATTAGCAGTAGTACGCATACTCCAATAGTCTTGCGTCATTTTTAAAATTTTATTTTCGCTCACCGGAGGCAAACCATTACGTTTTGCTTTTTGTTGTTCAGTAGTCCAAATTAATTGATAACTACGAGCAAATGCTGGGTCTTCTAATCCCGCTGATTTAGTTTGTAATCTTTGAACCCAAGTTGGTAAAAACCCTGCTACAAGATTTTTACTGGGACCATATGGAAGCGCCCATTTAAAAGACTCTTCTAATGAAGGTTGTTTTTTTACTATTTCTGATATAGGAACTGCAACATAAGGACCAACCGGAAAAATATCATTAAAAATATTTGGGTTGCCTTTCATATACAAAGCGTCCATTCCGCCTTGAAATAAAATATCTAAAGATGCTTTTGGAATACCAAAACCACCTTTGATTATAGTACCATCTGCTGCTTTTCCTTCTGGGGTAGTAAATGCTTTTAAACCTTTTCCGACAAAAGGAATTCTTTCAGCACCTTTTGGTAATCCTAACCAAATAACATCATTACCAGTTGCTTGACCAGACGGAACTTCTTTTCCATCTTTATCAGTTACAAGGCCTGCTTTGTTGGGAGAATTCCATACAAGATATCCGCGATTAACAATTTGTGGGTTAGCTACTGCTAACTTAAGCCAAGTTTTATAAGCATTTTCTTGAGCAGAAAAGAATGGGCTAATATACTTCATAGCGCCAGCAAGATTAGATTTACGCTCAATATTAAAAAGAACGTTTTTCATTTCTCGCAAAGCTATCTTATGGGCATTACCCATAATTTCTTCTTGGTCAGCTTTAGAAAATTTATCACCTTTAAGACCAGCCATTATATCAACGCGGCGCCTTGCTTCTTGACGATAAAAATAAATATATAAAGGATTTCTTGCCCAAGTATCTTCAGGTAAGGTTCCCAAGAAATGAAATAAAGTATTTATAATTTCTTTAATTTTAATACGTGATGTATTTAAAAGATTTTCTTCTAAAATGTGTCCGTGAATAATAGGTAGTTCAGTTGGATCTTTAAATGCAGATCTTAAATCATTGGCAGTTATATCAGATAACTTACTTCTAAGGTTAGATGATGCAGGTAGATACTGATCTAAAAATCCATTTACCTTTGTAACATACTCGGCTGATTCACTAGAAGGTACGGCAAGTCTATTTCTTAAATCTCTTCCTTCTGGAGAATTTCTAAGCCAAGCAGTAATATCATCAATAGATTCACCGGCAACAATTTTTTTAACAACTGCTGAGTTTCCAAATTGTTGGCGTAATGTCTGCGCCCATTGGTCAAAGTATCCAGGGTCTGTAGGTTTGACTGCGCCTATACCTTTAGAGGTTAATTTTCGCATATATAAATCGCTATTACTACTAACCATACGTTCAAATGAACTACTAGATGAAGCATTCTTGCGGAACATATCGCCTAGTGGACCACCAAAAGCATCGTGAAGAATATATTTTTTACCATCAGAAGTGGTATGTTCAAATGAACCAGTACCAATACTTTGCTTAGGGTCAACCCCTTTTGTTCTATTTAATACCTCTGAGTAATGATTATATACAGCTTGTTTTTCTTCTTGTAAAAGTTTAAGAGTATTAACTTCACCAATAAGATCTAAATTTTGAGAGTCTAAAGATAATTTTGTTTCAGCCACAGATATAGATTTTTTAAGATCTTGAAGTTCTTTTATAACTGCAGTGCTTGATTGTTGAACTTGTCTAATTGTCATATTAGAATCTATTGGGCGATATTTATCTACTATTCTTGTTGGTACAGCGACAGTATTATTTAATATATGTTTAAGACCAGGACCTAGGTGGCGTAATGTAGCAAAAGAACCCACCGCTGCCGCTATACGAAGTTGAGAATCTATCGCATTACGTTGAGTGTAACCAAGACGAAGTAAAGCACCAGCCTTAAAAGCATCTTGTAATACATCTGCTATATGAAAAGTACTATCAACTGTCGCACCTTTAAATGCACTAAGCACTGATTGGTGGCGTTTAATTAAAGTATTCATTAATTCAAAATCCATTAATGGCAAATAGTTAGCACTTTGAGATTCAAGTTGACTTACCTTAATAATTGATTGATCGGAATCAATCATAAAACCTTTATCTTTAATAGATTTTAAGGCTGAAGTTCTAGCTCCATTATAATTATTATAAATTTTAGTTGCTACTTCTTCATCAATTCCATATTTTTGTGTTATAGCACGAAAAATTTTAGTTTCAAGATTTAAAGTTGCTGTATATCTTGCTTCTGGCGTAGAAGCAGATATATAGCTATCTAACATTTTTTTGCTTTCTTCTGGTGCTAAATTTAATATTTTATTTTTTTCTACTCGGTTAATATTAGCAACTATTTCTTTATAAGAATCAGGGTCATTAAAATCAACTAAACCTGCTGGGCGCTCTTTAAGACCCCAAGATATTTTTTGATATAAACGGTGGAATGGAGTTGGTTGGAATACTTCAATTCTAGGATTACCAATTTCTTTGTCATAGAATCTGGTAGCACGAGCTTCAGCAATAAAGTTTTCTGCGCCTTGTAATCCTTTACCAGTGGTCCGAGTAAGTGAGCCACCGCCTTTACCAATTTCCATTAAATTAGCAAAATATTTATCTGTTTTAATAAGTGATTCATAGTTACGAGTTGCTTCTTCAATAATTGCTGGGTTATCATTTAAGAATGGAATCATCCCAGTTCCATCTGGGGCTGAAAATAATTTATATTCATCTACTGCAGATAATTGACCACGAGCAGATTCTAATGCGTCTGTTATATGTGCTCTCTGTAAACGAAGTTCATCCATAGCTGCGGGATCACTTAAAGCAGAACGTAGGATAAGTGCTGTCTCATCACGATCTACTGAATCACCTAATAGGTGTGCAAGTAAACCTGGGTTAGATGATGATTTAATCATAGGATGAGAAAGGGCATAAGTAGAATTGTTATTAGTAAAATTATCTAATATCTTACTCATACGATTACTGACTCCGTATTGAGCTTTAGTAATGTCTTCCGCTGCTTTAGCTACTGCATCAGCATTATTAAGTTTACCTACACCTAATGTACTCGCTTTAGCAACTTTTAATCCTTTACCAGCGGCAAGAGATACATCACCAAAAAATTCAATACCAAGATCAAAGCCACCCGAAATAGATTTACCCCAAGCACTATTTTTAAAAGCCTGCTCACGTTGGGCTGGATCATAAACATTAAATTTTGGATCATAAGTAGATCTAATTTTAGAAGCAAAGGCTTGACCATAAGAAATACTTTGAGCGCCCTTGTAAGCCTTTTGCCATTCATTAGGATCAAAAAAAGTTTTTAAACTATCAGTTTTAACCATATCACCTTGTACTAATTCAAAGGTAGTAAGTGGTTCTCTAATATATTCTTGATTAATTTTATTAATACGCTCAAGTGCTGGTTGGACACCAGGAACTTTCATAATGGCGCCACCGGCAGAAGCCAATGGTTTAATTATATTTGCGCCTTCTTTAGATGTAGCAGTTTTAAATGGTTGAATGAATCCATTATATTCTTCTGCATCATTCCAGGGTGCTGTACCAATATCCCAAGCAAAACGTGCGCTTCCTCCAAGACCACCCGCAATTTCGCCACCCCATTTGGCTAGATTACCAATAGTGCTTGCCGCAGTTTTATCTATTGTATTAGATATATCACCGATTCTGTTCCATATACTCACGACTGATCCAATAACTGGCGAATAGCTTGCCTTGTTTCTGGTGAAGTATTAGGTTGATCTGAAATATAATTAAGCACTGGTCTATATGAAGAAATATTTGTTCTAAAATTTGTATCATCTGGCTTAGTCATAGATAATGCTTCTGAACCTAAACCTTTACCAATATTAACACCCTGTGTTATTGGCTCATTAGGACGTTGACTAGGAGCATCTAGTGGAACTATTCCAGCATTTCTTTCACCAGCACGAAAATCTTGATATTTTGGGGCAGATGTCATTGGGTTTCCAGCCAATGGAGCAGATTGTTGATTAATCATATTTACTTGTCCCTGACCATATTCAAGTCCTGGCATATATTTTGCTGCTTGAGTAGGTCCACCATCTGTACGCTTTGATAAAGCTCCAGGGCCTGATGTTGGTGCTGGATTTTTAGGTCTTTGATATCCACCACGATTTTCAGCCATTATTCCTCCTACTTAGTAAATTGAGTTTTGATATTTGCGGTCCCACCGCACCATATGTTGTACTGAATTGCTACGTTAATTGCTTTCTTGGCTGCCCCTGTTGCTCTTGCGTGTGTCTTGGTTTCAATTTCCATTGATACTAATGCACCAAGGGCTAAAGCTCCACCAGAACCTATCCCGTAAAATCCTTTATCATCTCGCATATATCCATAATCATCACTAATTTGATATAACTTTCCATTAAAACAAATTAAAGCATCCCAACCAGAATCATCATCATTCTTATTCTTTGGTGCTGGATCATACCCTGCTTCAGTTAATGTTTGTTTTATAGATGGTAATACTCTAATCATCATAAATCTATCTGGATCTTGAGTTTTAATTACTTTAGGCGGTTGCCATAGGTTATTAAGAATATCTCCAGCTATTGCATCACCTGCTACTGCAATTAAATACTCACCAATTTTAACTATCTTGTCACAGCCCTTAGCAATATACGGTCTATCTGTATATGTGGTCATTGAGTCTGCCGCTAAAACTGCCCAACCTTTACCTTGAATACCAACGATTGCAGTCATAGTCCCCCACTTAATTAACCTTTAGTTACTACTCTTGCGTTTCCTTTTCCACCCGATGTTAAACTTGTAAGAATTGATTGAATGTCTGGTGGTGCTTGTGGTGGCGGTAGTTGTGGAGCACCCTGTTGTGGAGCACCTTGTTGTGGAGCACCTTGTTCAGGAGCACCTTGTTCAGGGGGAAGAGCGCCTCCTACTGGAGCACCAGAGGGAGCAGGGGACATTTGCTCAACCATAGGGTTAGAAACTCCAGCAGGAGGAACCGGTTGCTGCGGAGCGAATGTGGCCTCAATTGCGTCTTCTAGTGCTTGACCCTTTTGGCGAGCCTTGATAACCGCAGCAATTTTATTTACTATTCCAGATGCGTCTTGTCCACTTGCAACCATCTGAGGAATTGCTTGACTTAGTGCTGTTAGTGAGCCAAGAAGAGATGTTCTCATATTTTCAATTTCAATTTTTTCAAGTTCTTGAGTTACGTTAACTGTAAATGGTAACTCACGCATAGCCATATCTTTAGATATTAAACCGCCGCCTAAAGCTTGTAGCATAAAGATAAGACCTTGGGCTGGGTTAAGACCAGCGAGCATACCGTAACGAACATCAGCGGAGTAGTCACCCTTAATGTCTTTAGTTGGCCTGTAGGTAATCTCATATGGAGAACCAGAATCTACGCCACGAATTGTTTTTTCCTCAGGGTAGATAACTTCATCAACTTCAAAGCAAAGACCAATT